ATGATGAGTACCGGCAGTGGATGGGATTCCGCTGGTGCTTACCATCTACATTCGGCGGCAGGATGCTGCGCTTGTTTGACCTGGGTAATCGCATCGAGGACCAGATCGTAGATAACATCCGCGACACTGGGATTATATCTATAGCCTCGCATGATGCAGATGGTAACCAGTTCAGGGCATCGTTCCTTGGCGGTCACTTCGCAGGCTCCTGTGATGGCCTTCTCAAGGGCGTACTGCCACCCCCTGATGAAGAGGTTGTTCTTCTCATGGAGGTCAAGAGCGCCAACGACAAGCGGTTTAAAGAACTGGTTAAGCTACAAAGCTACGAGGACTGGAGCGATTCATACCGTGTGCAGATCCATGCTTACATGGGCGCGCTTGGTCTGACCAAGTGTATGGCTGTAGTGATGAACAAAAACAACAGCGAGATATACTCTGAAATCATCGATTACAAGCCACAAATCTGGGAGCGTGCTCAAGAGAAAGCTGAACGCATCATCTGTAGTGACAGGCCAGACACCAGCACTCGCCGCTCAGAGAAAGATTGGCGCATGAAGAATGAGCCTAGTGTGTACAAGGACATCTACTATGGTCGGCGCTTACCTGAGTCAGTCAACTGCAGGAACTGCGTGCATGTGAAGCCGCTTACTAACTCCAATGGGGCGGTTTGGTACTGTGGTCGTAGCAATAGATCCATACCAATTGAGGAGCAGCCACTGGGCTGTAAGGACCATATGTGGATACCCGCACTGGTCAACGCAGACCATATGCCTAATAGAAGCACGCCTGATGGCATGGCTTATCAAGCAGGTATCTTGGAGTTCTATAATGGCAAAGGCCCAGAGGGGGCTGAGTATGAGTACAGTAGCGCGGAGATGCGGGAGTTATCTAAGAATAACTTCAACACCCAGATGATGATCGAGGGCGAGAAGATTAGGGCTGAGTTTCCAGGTAGCCACTACGACAACATGGATGAGAGCACCCCTGGGTTTTAGTCCCAAGCGCGTGGGTCTTTAACAATCAGTATCTTGGTCCCTGGGTATAGCGCCTCAACAAGCTTCTTCTTGAGCGTGAATACCTGGGTGATCACACCCTTAGTATCCTCTACCACCACCTCGCCATCACGCTTGTAGCGAAAGTCTGCAACGTATGAGCAGATCTTTTTGTCTTCACCATCTACTGTGACTATGCAGGGAAAGTCTACCTGCACTTCTAGTTCAGAGATCTCACCGGCATCTTCGTAACGCCTAAGTATTTTATAGCGTGCCGCCTCAAGCTTTGAGTCGAACACAATGCCATCGTACTCAGTCTTCTTGGCGAAGTACTTACTCTTCTTCGGTGCGCGTTGAGGGATCAAACTAATCTATTCCTAGGAGTTTGTTTAACTCTACCTGCTTCAAGGCTTCTATGCCACGTTCAGCAAGTGACTGAGGCGGTGTTGGTGGTACAGGCGCTCCTGGTTGAGGTGGCCCAGGTGGCTGTCCTCCAGGCGGAGGCGCGCTAGGTGGCGTGCCAGCTTGTGCTGGGGGCATTGGAGCCGCAGGCTGTGCCTGTGCAGGTGGTTGAGCCGCAAGTTGTTGTGCGGCCAGTGCATCAGCTTGAGCTTGTGGTCTAAAAAACTTGCCCTGTAATTTTTGACGCACTTCACCCATAGCCTCAAAGTCAAATGGGTTAGACAATTTATTCTCATTTGCAGTGAAAGCTTTGTTGATGGTTTCAGTGCTTGGGAAGAATGTATTAAATCTACCAGCCAACAAGTAATTTATCTGAGGAACCTTTGCTTCCTTTAAGGATCTTGCAATTTCTGCATCAGACATACCAAGTGTACGGGCATCTTCAATAGCCATGTTTAAATCACGAAGCGCCTTAAACCTTTGTTCATTTGAAACAAGGTACGCCTTAGTAAGATCTTCAGCGTTAGCCCTTCCGCGAGTCTTTGCAAGTTGATTAAAAATACCTCCAGCAGATGTAACCTGCCGTCCAGCCTCATAACCCTTATATCTTAGAGCATCACTGAGTGCAGGCTTAACTGTTTTAATACCAGTGAGAGCTTCCATAAACTCACCTGCAGGATCGATGCGAATGCCTGATCTTTTTACAGCATCAGATGAATCAAGCAATCCTGCAGATACACCAATGGCTGTAGGGAAATCTTTTAACCTAGCACTTAACCCAAGAGGCATTGAAGAAGTTGCTGACGCGGTTAGATCGGCGGGTAAGAAACCAGGGCTTAGTCCATCTGCAAGATGCGCGAATGATTTGCCAAGCTTAACGCCAGTTGGGTCGCTATCAAGGTATACAGATCTACCAAACCTAGTTTCATTACGAGTTATATCAAGAAGCTTCTCAGTTATTATTGACTCGCCAAGGAATGGAGAGAAATATTCTCCAAGCCCTTGAGTTGCTCCGTCCATAAAGATTTCAGTTAATTCTTTTTCACCCGTAATGCCGTCATTAACTGCATTGAATACTCCTCTAGCCCCTCTAGTTAAGTAGTCATAAGGGTTGGTGTAGGAGAAGTTATAAAAGTCTGTAATCTTTCCATCTTTGTCTGTGGCGATAGGGATAAGCATGGCGTTCTTTTCCCAAGTGGCAGCGCCTGACCGCTTGAATGCATTAACCTGCTCCATGGTAGCGCCTGTAAGCGCAAGACCACCAGCCATTAGGCCACCATACATACCAGCATCTACAGTCATTGACCCCATCAACCGGCGCATGCCAATAGAGCGAATCGCTGTTGACTCACTACCTAGTTCTTTAATGGCCCTGCCGTAAGTGTTGCCGCTTGTTCTTATTATCTCAGCAGGGAACGCAACGAAGTTACCGAAGGGCAATCTTCTTAGTTGCTTAATAAATTCAGGGACACGCGCATAGTTAGGCACGGTGTCTTTGACAATGCCTGCAGCTTCTCGCTTTAAGAAAGCTTCTACTTCATCTCCAACCAACTCGCTTGGCTTTCTACCATTAAGCATCAAAGCGTTTTGCACATCAGTCACTGGCAAGTCTAATGGTGAATTCTTAAACGCATCCTTTAGCCTGCCAAGTTCCATCTCATAGCTGTAGATCTTCCATACATCATCAGACCCTTGGTACAACTTACCGGCAAAAGTGTTTTGAATATTTTGAGCAGCTTGTATTGCCTTCTTACCATAGACCCCGCCCTTTGCATTCAATGCGTCCTTAAACAGATCCTCAAACTCACCGACCTTTGAGTTGGTGTTGACGATACCAAGGTCAATCATCTCGTTGTAGTAATCATCAATTTCTGTTTTGGTCGATCTAGCATTCTTTGACCCAACCCCAAACCCAACGTCATCAAGCTTAATGATTCGCTGGCCAATCTGGCTGAACACAGTCTCTGCAGAACCTAAAAGGTTTTCGTTGTTACCAAAGTTACCATTCCTTAATGCAAAGAAGGCTGCAGTCGTTGCGTTTCTTACTTGGGTGATAGGACTCAACACAGTCTTAGATACTTGAGAAGCACCTTTAAGCGCAAGGAATGTTGCCCAAAGCTTATTGGTGTCACCGCTTAGTATTCCTGCAGGGATGTCTTCAAATGCCCGATGGTATTCTTCTTTAACGTACTTACCGGCAAGAGGCCCAAACCTATTCTTTGCAGACTGAGAAACTTCTGCGCCAGAAAAAGCATCTTCCATACCTATTCTTTTATACTTACCAATTTCTTCTATAGGAAGGTTTGCAGGAGGCGCATCAAAAATAAATCTATTATCTAATGGTAGTGAGTTGTTGTAATCATTTAAGTTTTTGTAGTATTTCGCTTTGGTTATTGCCTTAGTCATACCATCAACTGTTTCAATAGCTCTGGTCCTTAAACCTACACGCTGTTCTTCAAGGCTTCTTTGTCTGATTACGTCTTCGCCAAACGTACCATCGCTTCGCTTAACACGCCCAAGAACATCAGACCCGCCAGAATATTCACCAAGAAAGTCTCTTACTGCAGGCAGATTGTCTAGCGTCCGACCTTTCATAATTTTTTGACCCACACCACTAAGGGTGCTTTCAGCAAATTGATCTTGCGGTTTCATGTTTGCATTATTAAAAGAAACTTTTCTGCGAAGGTCATTCAGTACGCCGTAGGCAGCTTCTTCAGACATAGCTTGCCCTATGTTTGCCGCCTCAGAGATATTTAATATCTCTTTAAGTGCCTTGTCAGTTTGATCTGGCGTAGGTACATAACCATTTTCATCTTTAAGAGATCTGTACATACGGGTTGCGTAGTACGTTTTGTTTGCGCCAATAGCTGTCGTTAACTTTGCAGACATCTCAGCACTCATGAACGTGTCTTCCAATATTTTGTCAGACATATCGTCAATTTGTTTTCTAAGCTTATCTGCAGTTTTAACTAAGTCAAAGTCGCGCTTGCCAAGAAGAAGAGATGGAGTTTTTGCTTTATTTAAAGTCTCATCAATACCCGATAAGGTAAGGCGTGCTTCGTTGCGAACAAGCTCTCTTGATTTGTTGCCTTTCTTTTCAGCAAACAGGTAATCATTTAAAGCGTTAAGTGTTACGCGCTCATCAACGTCATTCAAATTGCCCGAAGCCTTTAAAGCCTTTAAAGTATTGTCTACTTCTTCTAGGCTTTGACGCGCAGCATTGTTGCTAGAGTTAAGTTCTTGAACCCTCAAAGACTCAAGCTGCTTTGACAATGAGTCAGGCATGTCGCCTTGGAATGTTAAGTATCTTGTAGCAAGCTTGCTTGCTTTAGCTATATTCTTTTGAAGAAAGGTTGGGTCTTCGATGTCTGGCTTAACGCCGACATTAGATAGGATACTGTCAGGATCTCTAATTGCTCTTGCTGTATTTTTAAGCCGTTCAGTTTTCGCTAAAGCATCAGCGCCTGCACCAATACCTTTACTTGCAAGTCCCAAAGCCTTTGGCACACCAAGAATTAATGCAGCACCTTCACCAGCAACCTTGAATCGATTACCTAATTCTGCAGCGGCTCTTTCAGCACCCATCAATCCTTCGGTATTTATTCTCTTGGTTGGTCCGCCATCAAAGAAATCACCAAGGGTTTCTACATCAGGGGTGGTAGCAGCTACATCTGCCGCAGCAAACGCAGCAACTTCTCCAGCACGCCCAAGCCTTGCAGCTTTAGCGGCCTTAGCTGCTAACCCACCAGGTGCAGCAAACTGCGTAATAAACTTAGCAGCCTCGCCAAGTGTAGTAGATGTGGTTGGTTTGTACTGAGAGAAGAAGTCTCTTACTGTTTGCGCGTTGCTTTCATCGTCATCAGAAATAAGATCTACAAGTTCTGCAGGCAGTGAAGCTATACCTTCAACAGCACCCACAAGACCTGCGCCTACACCTCTGGCGATATCACCAAAGGCAGACACATCTTCTTCACCTAGTTGCGCGCCACGCTCAACCAGTGGGTTTTTATCAAGGTATTTTTGAGCGGTATTTCTAGCCACGGCTTGATCATCTGTATTTACATTTACAGATCTGCCATCAGGTAGGTTTACCGTGATCATCCTTCAGATGGTTCTAGATTTATTGACCCATCGTCTGCCGAAGGGGCTACTGGCATATTCATATCTCTTGAAGCCATCCTAGCAGCTTGAATACTGGCCCCTTCTCTATCATTAATATACTCAGTAGATTTTATTAATGAGTCAAAATATTGTTGCGTAAGCTGTGCAAATTCAATTTGTCTTTCGTAAGCAGTATCATCAGAACTCTGACTCAATAATAAGTTAATTAATTCATCAGTTGACGCTTCAGGTTTTTCTTTTCTAAGAGTTTTAAGATTTTCTGCAAACGCAGTACCACGCTCACCAACCTTTGTGGTTCGTTCTGCTATATCTCTGGCTTGCAAAGCATCATCGTATTCTTGGCCAGCCCTAAACTGTTCTAAGGCTAAATTGCCAGACCGCCTACCAGAAGCGCCTTCGCCAGTGGTCGCACCCATTCTAATTAAATCTTTTTCAGTACCAAATGGATTAAAGCCTGCGCTTAATCTATTCATAAAGCCTTTTGTCTCTTCGTCAGACAGAGGCGCACTTTCTTGAGGGGGAACATAAGCCTGACCCTCTTGAGTAACACCTGCATAAGGATCTTCTTCTGCAGATTGTCCAACAGATGGAGGAGGTGTGGGAGCTTCAGGTTGTGGAATTATTCCAGGGGTCATGCCCGTTCTGAGTTGTTCCATAGTTGCAGGGGCATTTCTTCTAGAACCTTCTTCCATAGCGCCAGCCATGGGGAACATTTCAAAATCTTCATCCACATCGCCTGGATCAGACAAGCCAAGAGCGCGACCAAAGCGGCTGTCAGCAATGTATTCTGCACCTTCAATTCCCAATCTTGGAATAGAACTAATGATGTCCCCAATACCACCAGTGGCTCTACCAACATTGTATCCAACATTAGCCGCCATTCTACGGTCATTGAGAAGATCTAGGTATTGCTGTTGAACTTCAGGCTCACTGGCTTCAAATTCTTCTAGGGTTATACCTAAGTCTTCAATCTCTTCAGCAGTAACTGGGTTGTCAACAGAAATTCCAGTAGGCTTAACAGGGAGTGCAGCTATGCCTCCAGCAGATGGATCTGCTTCTGCAGCCATTGCCTGCTCTGAACCTAACAATGCAGGGGCTATCCTTGCAGTTTGTCCTCGACCAAAAGTTTTACCTTTGGTTTCACCAACACCAAGCCTTACAGCTTTTTCTACAGCGTCAGCAACTTTTTTTCCTTTAAATCCTAGCCTTCCAAGTTGAGCGGCAATCGCCCCAGGAGAACCAACACCTGTGGCCATAAGCCCTGCCGTAGCTGTAGCTATGCCGACATCAACAGGATCACTTGGGTCAACAATAAAGAAATCAGTTAAGTCTCTAGCGTTTAGACCTTGTCCTTCTTCAGACTTATCCATGGAAAAGAAGTCACTCATGGTGCCATCGTCACCAACAATCATATCCTTCACAACTCCAGGCATAACTTGGGCAATATCCATAAAGCCCATCTCTTCATCTTCTACTTCACCACCATCAACATACCCACGAACAGGCGCAACACCAGCCATGATGCCAGAACCTTGACGCTGCTGCGGCGTTTGAAACATTGGTCTGTTCATAATCTCATTGTACATTACTGAACCCCTGCTCTATTGCGCTTAACCTTTGAATAGTCTACACGGTAGTAGCCGTCATCGCCCATGGCTACAGCGCCTGGATCAACTTCGATCAACTCTTGAGCAATCACGCCTTCGGTCTGATCGTCAACGCCCATGGCCTTAGCCGTATCATTCCAATCCCATGTGTACCAGCCTACACCTGGCTCAACTTCATCTACCTTGACTACGTTTTCTTTTAGACGTATGTCGGAAAAGATACCAGCTATAGTCCCAATAAGACCCCCAGCTTTCGACAATCCGCCCTGCACTCTTCCAGCACCACTTTCGCTTTCATATCTTTGTGTGGGCGCGAAGTTTGTTCCAAAACCACTTTGATATTGAGGCATAAATGGCTGCGCCCCGCCAAGCAATGCTTGCCCACGCATTAATCTTTGATACGGCTCATCAGACATTTGAAGTCCAGCCTTGTACTGAGCATCAAGTCCTTGCTGCTGAATACCGCGACCAGATGCGCCCAGTCCACCAAGCGTACCAATCTGGCTCGTGAGCATGTTCTGACCTTGCTGGCCTAGACCCGCAATACCTTGAGCGCCTGCTCTTTGGTTAGCACCAGTCATTTGGTAAGCGTTCATAGCATTACTCATCTGCTGGTTGGTCAAGCCACCCATGCCAGATGCTGCACCTTGCATGCGATTCATTTGATTGCCGAAGACATTAGATCCAAGCTGTTGAGCAGATTGGAAATTGCTTGCTAGATTCTGGCCAATGCCTGCGCGTTGACCTGCTAAACCACCAATGCCCTGCTGTGCCTGAAGGCCAAGTGCGCCACCTTGTTGAGCAAGTCTGCCCTGTAGTTCTTGAGTAGATATACCCATCTGAGCAGCCTGTTGTGCAAGCTGCCCTTGGTTCATCTGACCAGACATGCCAAGTTGACCGCCCTCAAGCGCGCCACGCTGGGCCATCTGCTCTGCAGACAAGCCTAGGTTAGCTGCCTGCTGTGCTGCAGATATACCTGTCTGAGCGCCTGCTTGACCCAGTGAGCCAGTCATTTGTGCAGCCTGTTGTCTACGTCCCTGCGCCTGCTCAAACGATTGTTGAGCCTGCTGTTGAGCCTGCTGGAATCCTTGTGAGCGCAACTCTGCGCCGGTCTTAGCTTGTTGTTGTAATACGTTGCGGCCTATCTCAGCCTCTGCAATAGCACCGCGAGAGCCACCAAACGCACCAGACTTAACAGCTTGATCACGAGCGGCAATCTTTTGTTTCTCACCTAAACGTGCAATCTCTGCTTGCTGTGCGTCAATTACATCCCTGTTGTACGGGTCCATGAAGCTGCTTGCAGACGATGGATCATATTGATCACCAGTGCCTGCTAGTCCCGCTATGCCCTGCATTGCAGCAGCCTGACCCATTTGGCCAGCAGATCTAAGATCTCTGCCAGCCATTTCTGTCTGACCTCTAGCACGAGCGGTGGCTTGAGCGGCTTGCTGTTGTGCAGAACCTACCTGCCCACCAATGCCTGCAGCAGCATTTCTAATTTGTTGCTGTCCAAGAGCAGATTCTCTGCCTGCGCCCATACCAGCTTGTCCCATACCTTGCTGCGCCATTAACGCTTCTCGACTCATGCCTTGTTCTGCGCCACGAATGTCGCCAGCAGCGCCCATCATCATGCGGCGTGCATCTTGGTCCATGAACTGTTGACCTTGGCTTGGGTCATACCCACGGGTGCTTTGCTCGTATAAGGCACGAGCGCGTGGATCTGCAAATAACCCTGAAGTAGACGGGTCAAATGCTTTAGAGCCTTGACGGTACATGTCTTGAGCTTCAGCAAGTTGTGCGCCGAAGCCGCCTAGCCCACCCGCTAAGTTACGGGCTTGAATCTCTTGTGGTGATAATCCTGCAATCTGCTGTATGGGTATGGGGGTTTGTTGCCCCATCATGCCTAAGTCGCCAGTTGACGGGTCTCCAAAATATGCAGCAAGCATATTTCTTGAAGCCATCTCCATGGCTGGATCTGAATAAGTCATCCCCGCTTCTGGAAGAGACATAGGTACGCCGCTGGCAGCTATTTCTTGTTCATTCTCAAAAAATGACATTATGCTTTTCCTATATTCTTTTCACCGGCTTGTTGAAGAGCGTACATCATACGCGCCCCCTTCTTCCTCTGATCTTCTTTATTGCCGTTAGCGCCGTCCATTTTTCCAATACCACGAACCGCTTTAGCATTAACAACAAACTCACCATCACTAAGCATGGCTGGTATATCGTCTGATCGCTCTGTGCCTGGACCTGCTATTTGTCCATTCATACGAGGGTATTGAACAGTGCCGCCATTAGCCATTCCGCCAGCCATTGAGGCTGCAGCTTTAACCATAGCAGGATCAACGCCTCCGCTCTCGCTTCCACCACCACCCATCAAAAGACTACCTATACCACCACTATCTCCACCGGCTGCAAGTTTTGCTTTAAGGTCTGAAATAATTTTCATCAACTCTTCTGGAGATTTTCCAGAAAGATCTCCGCTACCAGCAACTGAATTTTCTACGCCTGTTTTGCCACCAGCAACGCCAGCATTAGAATTGCCAAAAGTATAACCAGTGGACGCTCCTCCAGATGTTTTTCCTTGCATCCTATTACCAAGCCCTTGCATCATTGAAGCAAAACCACCGGCCTCAAAGTACTGCGGCTCAAGAGAGGCAATGCCACCGTCAGCCAGTCCTATGCTGCCCATGTTCTCGAATATACCAATATCTTCTTGAAATTCCTCAAAGGTCTCAAAAGGTTCTAAGCCATCTGCAACACGGCTTTTATTTATATCGGCTAACAGTTTTTCGGCCTGAGTAGCTGCGTCATCTGGTTCGGCTGAAGTTTTGGGTGCGGGAGCAGTTGTAGGTGCGGGAGCGTTTGGATTAGGAAGAACTACTGGCTGTGTGCCTGCAGGAACCATCCCTGGCCTAGGCATTGGCGCTCTTAATTGGCCACCAATGTTTGGTCCTTTTCTCTCATAATTAGCGTAGTCCATGTTAGCTAAACGTTGCGGCCCCATTGACGCTGCATATGGGCTTTTAGCCCCACCTAAAAATCCAGTGCCTTTTCCTATGCTAGGCATTCTTTGCTGAAGGTCATCTCTTCTTCTAAACAGTTCGTCTTGGTTATATACGTCAGACGTTCTAGCTCTACCTTGTGAGCCAACCGCTTGTATTCCTTTACCTTCTGTATTAGTTGGCATCGTATATTCCTGCAATGTTCATATAAATTGTATTTAGCATTTCCAACGCTTCCTTGCCTGACGCAATCTTGAGTTAGGATCTTTCGCTGCTTTAGGAAACTTCTTCATCTGGCCTGCAGATCTAGCGCAATAAGACTTTCTTCTTGTTGCTCTCTTGCCTGTTGGCTTATCTTCTGTTACCGCAGTTTTGAGTTTACTACCTGGATTAGCTTTGCGATAGGCTTTTACACCAGCTTCCGTCATGCCTGCGCCTGATTTAGTAGGCAGGTAATTAGCAGACTTGCCTTTAGTTGTTTTGCGTATGGGGTTTTCACGCCGCTTTTTCTTTACAGCCCCACCATTTGCAAAAGTTTCTGCGTATCGCTTAAACATCAGGAGTACCTTGTCTTCTTTCTACGGTCAGACATCACTGCGCCACAGCCTCGATGGTTTCTCTTATCAATAAACCCACCATCACGGGCAAAGGTTTTAACATTAGTAGGCTTGCCGCTTACACCTTGAGCCTTAGATCTCTTGCGCTTTACCGCGCTGGTTTTTTCTGAGGCGGTCATCTGCTTTGCTTTAGATCTAGGCACGCACTTAGGGTACTTGCGCTTTGATCCCTTGGTACTTGAGCGTCCGCAAGCTTGGAACTTTCCTTTCTTTTTGGGCGCGCCTATATCAACCCAATCGCCTTTGGTGCCTTTTCCAAACCAATCTTGCAGGCTCATTTTATACCTGCGACTCTAGCGCGCTTGGCAACAAATCCACCGCCATTCATCTTGCGAGGCTTTGGACCTTTAAAGTCTTTTCTTTTCTTACCAGATGGATCTTTAATCTTACCCGCACAGATCTTGCTGGCGTACGCATTAGCGTAAGCTGATGGATATACATCAAACTTTCGTTTAGCCGCAGCTTTTCCTCTCGCACATAATTTAGTCATTTACCAACACTCACTACTATTGCGCCTTTATTAATAACCTGAACAATCCCGACTCTACCCGTAGCTTCTAAGGGGTCAGTTGTGTACGGCAGTTCTTGTGACAAACTTATCCACTGATCTCCATCGTACACCTGTAGCGTATTAATGGATGTATTCCATATTATATCGCCAGCATTAAACTTAAACTTATCTCTATCAGATCTATTGAACTGAGGAGTAGCGTCTGGATCAAACGAATCTAAACTAAGTTCTAGCAATCGAACAGCTTTGTTAAATGTATTGCTGTCTACATTCTGGGCCATAGGCGCAAATGGTAATCTGCCCTGTAGCAACTTGCTCATGCTTACCTTCTACCATTTGGCTGAAGATCTAACCTAGTCGCACCGATTCTAAACCCTACACCCGTCCTTAAACCAGCAGATGCATCATCATCTGACTCAAAACGTACAGCCGCCTGCCGACCCCTGGCACGGGTATCGATCTTGGTTGTTGTGCCGGTGAATGAGGACGTTTGATCTGTAGTCAAAGACTGCCCAGGATAGTTTCTAGCCTTCAAGACAAAGTTAATAGTCTGATCTGTGCCACCACTACCTGTGAACTTAACGTCAGGTATGACCTTTTTAATAAACTGAAACTCTTGGCCATCACCAATATCAAAGTCTGCGCTCTCAATAAACACGTTGTCCATTGGTGCGCCGTCATCGTCAAAACCAGTCTCATGAGAGTAGATGTAGTTGCTTGTGCCGTCATAGCCTGCTGCTCTAGGTACACTTGCAATGCCCTCATCAAGCCATGCAGTACGCGCTAACTGGCCTATCGCCCATGTCTGATCTACATAATTGTAAGTGACATAACGATCAATGGTGTCTGAGCTACCGGAGCAATAGAACCAGCCTACTTCGTTGAACTGCTTATTAAGAAACCCAAACACTTGGAATGCTTGACCTTCGTTTAAGTCATCAAATACATACGAGTGAACGCTGCATGGGACGGGCTGTACCGCACCTTGATAGGTATAGAATCCTTTCTTATCCATCCAGAAGATACCGGAAGGAGTATTCACTGGCGCGTTAGGCCCAATCAAACTTACGCCTTCATTGATAAGCGTAAGGCCAAACGTCAATGGTGCGCCAATAAACTGCAGGCTGTACAACGCAACGTCTGTCCAGATTAAAGTTTCCTGCCTAGCCCTAAGACCGCCAATTATCTGAGATCCAGCAGAGCATCTTAGTGAGCCAGCCGTATTGGTAGATAAAGGCTCCCACTCAGCGGCGTTCTCTTGGTCAGAGAAAGCAACAAGAAGCGGGTCTATGGCCCCTGTCCTGCCTGAAGCGGTAGAATTGATAGGGTCTGCACCAAGAACAACAACGTGACGATCAACGTCTGAAACCAGCACCTGCAAGCCTAGAGTGGGCGCAAGGTTAGCCCCAGATAGATCAGCAAGAGCAATCGCTCTGGTACTAGCGTTTGTGTAGTCCCAGTAGTAAATGCTTCCACCGCGAGGACAGGCAATCAAGTCTTCACCAAAGCTATCTAAAGACCATAGGCGTAGCTGGTTGTTAGAACCAATCGCACTACTAGAACCAAAGGTGCCGTCACCCCATGCGCTTGCGCCCCAACCTGTACCATCAACATAGGTATCAAGCCCTGGTGATATTTGATAAGCGCCGTCTACACCAGACCCGCCGTTACCAGTGTCAGAAGAGTTTGCTGTAACAGTGTCGCCACTGGTGTCTTTAGCGGTAAATGTATAAGTATCCACGCTTGGAACAGTGGCAATCTCATATTCTTGATTAAGAACTGCCGCAGTAATGACACCACCCAGAGACACCGCTTCTGAAAAAGTTACAAAGTCACCCTTGCTTGCGCCATGCGCGTCATCAGTTGCAGTAATAACAGAAGAACCATTGGTGGCTGCAAAGAGAACGCCATTGGTTGAAGTGGCGCGAATAGGTGTTATGTCATCAAAGTCTGCGCCTTCTTGAACGTATAATTTGGTTCGCGTGCCGAGGCCCAAGAGCCGCGTTCCGTCTAGCGCAACCCAGCCCAACATTTTACGGCCTGTACCGTTGTAGGAACTGGTCAAATACTTAACCCAACCACCTATCTTCTCAGGGAACCCTTTACGAAAACGCACCAGATTTCCGTCAAACCAACCGCCTTCCGCAGTGTAGTCTGTGCCTTCCTTGTTGATCCCTGGATTAAATAGGTATTTCTGTAGAGGCATTACTGGTACTCACCTGTGCGAATCATTTCTGTGACCTCTACAGCGCGGTTGCCTACTTGCTGGCTCCACTTGCTGTCCATGAACTCATCAGCAGCAATGTCAAACTGCTCACGGGACATAGCTTCAAGAGCCTTAACAAACCCACGCAAGCGAGTCTGTCCGAGGTTAAATGAGATATCCACCAAGGCATCTTGACGCGCTTCGTTCATTGCGGGAAACCAAAAGTATGAATCGGTAAGCTCTTCTCGTACTCGCTTGATGTCATTGTTTAGCAGGTAATCAATCTCATCATCAGACAGGCCCAAACCAGACTCGCTAATATTTCTGCCCACAGCAATTGTTTCATAATTTGCGGAGCACATATAAACTTTAGACCGCACACCTTCGTGGCGTTTAAGCATCTTAATTAAATCGCTCATTACCTCTCCCTAGCTACGGAGTTAACCTTCTCGTAGCTTCTCATTGCGCCCAAACCGAGCATTCCCATCATAACCGGAACGAGCAGGGTTGTATCTATTTCGGGTAGGTCTACCCAGATGCCTAGTATGTTGGCAATAATTGTATTGTAGAGTAAGCCCAGCGAACACACCCACCCGATACTTGGTCGCCACCCAGCAACAAATAACGACTTATGTGCTGCTTCGGTCTTGTTTACATCTAGCTGGCCCTTCATAAGTTCTTGAGCGTGTCGCTCAGACATCGTAGCAATCTCATGAGCCAAGGCATTCTTTTGATCCTTGTCTTCTATAAACTTGTCCAGTAGTCCTGTGACCGGCCCTACCAGTGATGCGACAATGCTCATATTTTAGTACCAGAGTTTAGTGTTTGGAGAGACTGATTTAGGAACGCAGTACGCTGAGATTCCTTTCTGCGATCCCCGCCTTTGATCTGGCGAAGTCGCTCCACTCTCAACGTAGTAGGCTGCACGATTACAAGTTATGGCGTTTGCAAACAACCAGTTAGATGAGTTGGGTAGCTGCTCACCCTCAACAATCACAATTAATAAAAAAGCTAAAATCATCTATTTGTTAACCAAGCTAATAAACCCCCAACAGTTGCTGGAACCAGCACTAGAACAACCATAAAGATCAAAGCGTATTGTGTCATTTGCGCTCTAAACTTTCGCCTTTCAACTACAGCCCTAGCCAACTCTTCTTGTTTGGCTTTACGGGCGTTTGCCATTTCTTGCATACACTCTTGGTAAAGATGCCCATTTCCTGAAATGGTAAATATATCTTTCACCTCTTGCATGGTGTCTTTAATCTGCTTTCTAGCTAGTGCTGCTTTGATTGCGTCAGCTTCAGACAAATTGCCCGTATTCTGCGCCCTAGCTAGTTCGACTTCAGCCCCGCCAAGTTTACCCAGAAAGGTTCCAATGGTACTCAAATCGTCCGCTGTTCCTGCTACTTGTTTGATCGCGTTTGAAGCCATATTGACTCCAGCCACTATCGCGGAGATTTCAGCAATCATTTTCTACCCCATAGATAACAATATCGGTATCAATACCGACCCTAAAACAATAACGTATAACCCGTAAATCAACTTTTCTAACTTGTCGAAGTTCTTAGCTCCAGACTCCAAACGCTTTTCAATATTCTCGTAACGTACCGCGCATTCTCTTTCGTGTGCGCCAATCTCAGCTAGAGCATCTTTTACCGTAGGGCGTTGTGCTGTCATTTCTTAGTCTTTTTCTCTAACGTGCGCTCAAGGCGCTTTGCTTGATCGGCGTGGAGCTTACTTGCACCTTTAAGTTCTTTAATCATCTTGCGCTTTTGTGCGTCAGTCATAACACCCATAACTAATCCTTAGCCTTACCAATATTTAGAGCAATCCTGTCCAGCCAAACTTGTGCTATGCCTACCCAGTTATCGTCTTTCTTGGTGGGTGTTACAGCAGCGATAGCAGAGGCTAGAGCAATAGCGGCAGTTGCAATGTTAAATGCATCTAGTATGTAACCCATTAGCTTGCCTCTGCTTCTTCAACTTCTTCAACAGGCTTAACAGATTCTACAATTGCTCTGGTATAGGCTTGCAGGAGAAGTTCACGCTCGTTGGTTTGCATTTTAAGCGTAGATATTTCACGGCGTAATTCGTTTACACGGGCTATATTTGCCTGTGTTGATACGTCAAGTTCTGACAAGTTATGCTCTTCGTTGTCAATTACAATTGT